TCATTGATGCTTTTTACCTTCTTCTCTTTTGCATTTTTTTGTGGGCAGTCTCAACTCTGTGAGGTCATAAACCCATTCGCCGAGAATCCTGTCGTGCAGCATTTCAACCATTTTCTCCATTCCAGAATCGTACTCCTTGTTGAAAGCAGTGCGAGCCTGGTCATATATGTATAGTTTATCGGGATTTTGAGTTGCCATGAATGCTTTATGAAGTTCCGATTTAAAATTAAGTGCAGCCCGGACTATCAGTCTGAAGCACTCACGGTCTGTTGATGGAAAGAACATTTCACTCAACAAGGCAAGGTTCTGCATTTCATAGATGGAAAAGGTTATCCATTCGTCCATTTTTTTGGCATTACTTTCCTTAAGGTATTCCAAAGGCATGGAGTTGATATTAACCCTCACTTTGTTGGCTGCATTAATAAATCGCTCAATAGCCGAATATATTTTTGATATGACCATATCAAATCTTTTAGCGCGTTTGTACAGCATTTCTTTTCTTATAAAATAGCATGCTGCTGTAATCACGCTCACAAACAAGGTGATTCCTGGCCAGTTTATTATTGCATTCGATTCCATGAGGCGCATATGGTTTGGTTGGCTTGAGATTGCGTTAGCTCCGCTCCGATTATTTAATGGAACTTTTTAAGAAGCAAATATCTACCAATCTTCTTCAACAGTAGGATTCTCAATTGCAGTTATTATCGAACTTATAAGGTTATTAAAGTATTCTTCAATACTCCGTTTGGCGTCTTTATATCTAACGTCACCATTCTTTTTAAATATGGAACCAAAGTTCGAGAGTCCTGACCCTCCACCTTTACCCATGTAAAGAGGAATTTCTTTACCTCTGCCGTCAAGGGAGTAAAGGGAACCTACAGAAGGTGCGTCAAAACGAATTTTTCCATCTTTAAAAAGAACGGTTAGACTGTATGTCATATTTAAATGTGCTGTCATGCCCCACTGTTTCAAAAATGGCGTATCAGTGAATCCGTTTGCTTTGATAATGTCCGGTTCAGAGTACGATAATACATCCTTGGCGGATTTATAAATCTGTGTGAAAGCAACCTTAGCTTTAGCGTACAACTCTTGCTGGCTACCTGGAATTTCAGTTACGTAGTATTGCTTGCCGGTTTCAGTGGTCCAACCATCTGCCGTCAGAATGAATTGTGCCTTTGCGCAAAAGGACGAGGTTAAAACGGCCAAGATTAATAGGATTTGTTTCATTGTATTTAATTAGTTTAGTTGTGCTTCCAGTTGCTTTATGCGCTCGGACAGGAGCGCTATTTGTTCCGCTTTGGCATTTATGGTGTCTTGAAGTGTGGTAATGGTATCAACCAACTTTACGATTTTATCGGAATTGGCATCTAAGGGAGCAGTCTTAAACATCTTGCCCTCCCCCAACAAAAGCCAATTCGCATCAAGTTTTTTCTCCGATTTCAGTAATAGCTGAATTTCAGTATATGTTGGGAATCGGTCATCATAGATTATTGCGTAAAGTCTATCAATGGGAATATTCGTATAAGTAGACATCATCTCTACATCTACACGTGCATCATCTTCTGGAACTATCGATTTTGGGCAATAAACGTTGTTGGCAATGTACACAAATCGTTGGTGAAGAGCAGAATCGTGAATGGTGGAATCACGAACTACACCGGGCGCATCTCTGTCACCAATGCCCGTTTCAAGCCAATCTTCATTTACACAGAAATAGTTGGCAAGCAATATTAGATTTTTTTTACTCAGTCTACTTTGGGGGTTAGTTTTAAGACGGCTAAGCGTAGATTCAGAGACTCCGGAGTGCTTGGACAGGCTGTACATAGTATCCCCTGAAATTTTGCACAAATCTATTATACGAGAGTATACGTTCATATCTATTAACCTTTATTGACACAAATTATACTGCAATTTGCTTGCAAATACTTTCATTTACTTCTACCTTTGCATCATCTTCAATCAACTACACAAATATAGTGCATTTGATGTAAGTAAACAAGAATATAACCAACCAAAAATCAAGAATATGGCAACTAAAGAAACCAACACAGAGGCTATCCTCGAATTAATCTGTCATGATATCGAAGAGCATGCCCACAATGCTGAGGCAGCCTTTGCAACCATGGAAAAGATGAACGTCACCCCCGAAGAGTACAAAAAGGCAAACTGGCAGTTCTGCCTCAACTCCTATGTAGTCCGGTACCTCGACAGGTTCATGGGGATGGCCGCACTGAGCGAATCCCTTAAAACAATCGAGAACCGCATGCGCTTCCATGCCCACCAGCAGCGCACCAAAGGCGCACTCACTGACAAGCAGGAAATATCCGCGGCACAGGCCACAGTGGCCGTACTTCTCGATGGATATATAGAAAAATTCTTTGAAGCCGAATAACCTCCCCAAGTCAAACCAACCAAACCACACTAAGATGAATCAGAACACCCCTTACCGCTACTCGGCCAACAATGCCGGTTCGTACAACGAACTCGCGGCCTATGCACTCGGCCTTTCAGTGAATGTAAGTCTCTATCCGCGTGACCTCACCATTGTAATTGACGGTGAGGCGGCAAATGCCATCGGCAAATACATCGATAGGCAGGGGCTTGACTTTCACATATCCCCTATTGAGATTGAGGCCGATAATCCCGACGAGATTGTAAAGAACAAATTTGCCGACACCGGCACTCTTCGTAAAGCAATCGAACTGCTGCGCAATCAGATAAGAGATATGTATGAGGGACGTACAAAAATTGATGCATACTACCGAAACCAGCAGGACGCGCTGAAAGCTGACCGGGACCATTATGCGAAAAAATGGAAAGACGCCTACAAGTCCAACATGCGCGTCATAAGTCAGATAAAGGGCATTGCGGCATTGTTGTCTGCCATTTATCCTGACGAAAAGTAGCCCTCCCCCAAGTCAAACCGCTTACGGTGTCCGAGAGAGGACAGCGCCGAGGGGCAAGAGAGCCCCGGCCCCGAAAGGGGCTTAAATAGAGAGCGTAGATAATCTCAACTGGATAGAGGCTCGCAAACTAAGCGAGTGGTTGCAGGTTCGAATCCTGCCGTCTGCACAATGCGTATGGTATCACGCCCCGGCAGCTCTGATTGCGTAAGTCCGATAACGAGCCTTCCCTGTGCGCTGTATGAAAGCGGCAGGGCGAAGTAATTTATTATTTGGCTGGCTCCGGCTTATGAATAAAGAAACGGATGCGACCGACATACCGGCGCAGGGCTGAAAAGTTCCGTGGTTATCCGGCGCTGCTGTCTTTGCGAGGAGGCTGAGGCGGTAAATGGATGTGGCGTGGTGACGGCAATCGAGAGATTAGGCCGTTGCGTAGGCCGGGCCGAACAGAGCGCAGCGCCGGAGACTGTGTAAGTATCACGCCCCTTGCGGGCATAGAGTAGCCCTTCGGGGCGGGTAAAGTCTGCTATGTAAGGCCAAGGGGTGGGGGCTGGTAGCAAATAAATGTGCGAGGTGGTGATGAGTGGCATTAACAGCAAAGCAAGAGCGATTTGTGCAAGAATATCTTGTGGATTTAAATGCCACACAGGCAGCCGCAAGAGCAGGGTATAAGAACGCCGAGAAAGGTAGGCAGTTGGTTACGAATAGTAACGTTTCAGCTGCTATCCAAAAAGCAAAGGCGGAAAGGCAGAAGAGGACGGAAGTAACGCAGGATTATGTGATTGAGAAACTTAAAGAAATCGCGGACAAACCTGCGTCTGATTGCACAGAAAGCGATCTGAAATATGCGAACAAGCTAAAGGCGCTTGAGATGCTTGCAAAGCATACAGGAGCATTCGACAAGCAAGACAATTCTACCGCTGATTCCGTAGTTAAGGTGATTATCGATGTCTGATATTTTCCTGTCCGAGAAAATCGGCCCTGCGTTTTATGACATTGCGCATGACATTTTCCATCATGGTCACACGCACTATGATTTTAGCGGCGGGCGCGGCTCGCTGAAATCCTCCACAGTATCAATTATCGTTCCGCTTCTGCTGGTTGGCAATCCGGGAACGCACGCGCTTGTGCTGCGCAAGGTGGCAAACACGATCCGCGATAGCGTGTATGCCCAGTATATCTGGGCAATCGGGGAACTGGGCATGGCGGCGTACTGGGAAGCAAAAGTATCCCCGATGGAGCTGATCTACAAGCCTACCGGGCAAAAGATTATGTTTCGCGGCGCTGATGACCCCATGAAGATCAAGTCTATCAAAGTCCCGTTTGGCTATATCGCCGTGACGCACTTTGAGGAAAAAGACCAGTTTGCCGGACGTGCGGAAATCCGAACTATTTTACAGTCCACCATGCGCGGCGGCTCAATGTTCTGGAATTTTGAAAGCTATAACCCACCTATATCGCGCGATAACTGGGCGAACAAAGACAGCTTGGAGGAACGGGATGACCGCTTGTGTCATAAGTCTACGTATCTGCAAGCACCGCCGGAGTGGTTGGGAGAACAGTTTCTTGCAGAAGCGGAACACTTAAAAGAGACGGACGAGCGTGCATATCAGCACGAGTATCTTGGTATCCCGGTAGGGACCGGCGGAAATGTGTTTGACAAGCTGGAACTGCGGGAGATTACCGATGAAGAAGTCAAGAGTTTCGACCGCATCTATCAGGGAGTGGACTTCGGCTGGTTCCCAGACCCGTTTGCTTTTATCCGGCTGTATTATGATCGGGCGCGAGAGACCATCTATCTGCTGGACGAGATTTACCAAAACAAATTATCCAATGAGCAAAGCGCGACCATGATTAAGCAGCGCGGATATAACAACATTAGGACGGTCTGCGACAGCGCCGAGCCGAAGAGCGTTGCTGATCTCCGCGCAATGGGTCTACCTGCGTATGAAGCGGTCAAAGGCCCCGGTTCTGTGGAATATGGAATGAAATTTTTGCAGCGGAGAACGATTGTTATTGATAGGCGACGAACACCGCACGCTTACGATGAATTTGTTGGATACGAATACGAACGAAACAAAGACGGTGACATTATCAGCGGATACCCAGACGCGAACAACCACCTGATTGACGCGACCCGGTATGCGCTGGAGCCTGTCAGCCGCAGAATGGGAGTTATTGCATGAGCAGTGCAGTTATCCAAAAGTTAAAAGAGCTTGGCTATACGACGATCCCGGAAGAGTTTTACAGTCAAGTTGACCTTTGGGAATCGTGGTACATCGGGAAAGTGAAAGGATTCCACCAGTACCGCAGATATAACGGCCACAAGTGGACTAAACACAATAGAGCAACGCTCAGCATGGGGAAAAAGGTCTGCGAGGACTGGGCGAACCTGCTCATGAACGAAAAAGTCAAGATCACGCTTGAGGGCAAAAAGGAACAGGATTTCATCGATCGCGTTTTGGCGGAGAACAATTTTACCGTCAAAGCTAATGAGATGCAGGAGATGAAATCCGCACTGGGGACGGTGGCATATATCCCCCGCGTGACGGGGCAGGGCGTGACGGATTCCGGAGAGATCATCCCCGGTGACGCGTCCAGCATTGCGATTGATTATGCCACGATGCATGACATTTACCCACTTGCATGGCAGAACGGCTTTATTTATGATTGCGCTTTTACTTCCAGGGTTACGCGAGGCGGAAAGGATTATGTGTATTTCCAGATCCACCGCAGAGCGAATGATGGGACGTATGTAATCGAAAACCGAATTTACCGGTACCAGAACGAACAGTTGTCCGATGAAGATTTAAAGAATGTCCCCGGGTTTGAGCGCATCCCCCCTGTGGTATACACCGGAAGCAATAAACGGCAGTTTGTAATTGACAAGCCGAACATCGCAAACAACTTCAATTATCTTCTGCCTGTTGGCATTTCCGTTTTTGCAAATTCCATTGATGTCCTTCGCGGCGTTGATACTGCGTACGACTGCTACGTAAATGAGTTTGAAAACGGCCCCATGATGATGATGGTTAAAATGCCAGCGACAAAGTATGAAGACGGTGAACCGACGCTGGATGACAATGACAGGAGGTTTTACCTTCTCCCGGAAGATACACAGCAGGGGAGCGTTGTTGAGACCGTTGCGCCGGAACTTCGGACGGCTGCGCTGAATGTCGGCCTGCAAGACCAACTCAATATGCTTTCCAGCAAATGCGGTTTTGGAGAAACTTATTATCGATTCGATGGCGGCAGCGTGGCAACGGCAACACAGGTAATCAGCGAGAATAGTACCATGTTCCGCACAATCAAAAAGCATGAAGTCATTTTGGAAAGTGCTTTGGTTGAGCTTTGCAGGGTTCTTCTGCGGCTTGGTAATAAGGCGTTGGGCGCAGGGCTTGACGAAAATGTTGAAATCAGCATTGATTTTGATGATTCCATCATTGAGGACAAGCAGAGCGAATTTGCCCGTGACATGCAAATGCTCAACGCAGGGATTATGAACGCTTGGGAATTCCGGGCAAAATACATGAACGAGGACGAAGCCACCGCAAAGGCAGCGCTGCCGAAAATGCAGGACATGACGACCGAAGAAGAAACGGAGGTAGAGTGATGGGCGGTAGGGGTGGAGCTGGTGGCGGGCTTAACGCTGTACTTAAATCTTCTCCACGTACAATCCAAATATCCGGGACTGTTTATTTCGATGATGGGGTCCATGTTCCATCTTCTCACAGACAAAAAGAAATTCCTGCGCTACTTTCTAACTTAAATGATGCGGTAATCCAGGTGAACAACGACAAGCGAGGGGAAAAGCAGCTGAAAGAAATTTTGTCTAATGGCTTTTCAGTGATTAGGTCGTATACTCAAAAAAGCGATGTGCCATATTTGCGAAACTACTATTACATAAGGAGGAAAAAGTAATGGGTGGGAGAGGAGGATATGGGGGTACTGTTGCTGGAGTAAGAATTACAACGAATGGAGCAACTAAAACGTATTTCTTTAGGAACGGGAAACTTCAAAATGCTGAAACCCTCCAATTTATACCAAACAGCAGCAAATATACACTTGATAAGCTAATTTCAGCAGGAGGAACCCGGTTATCTAAGCGGCAGGTTTCTGACATCGTGAAGAAACGCGCGGATGATAGAGCGAAAACGCCGGACTATGAGCTTGGAAACCCATTTAGAGAAAGAGGGAAAGGCAAAAGTATATATCGCCCCCGGAGGCGCAAGTAATGGTTGGACGCGGAGTAAGTTGCTGCAAGTATTCCGGGATCGAGTGCTGGGAGATTTATGATTAACTTTGAAAATCTTGACAAGTTCACATTTCCCGGCGTTGGCAAGTACGACATTCCGCAGATCGAGCCGGTCAAGGCGTATCCACAGGGAGAGTTTATCCCCGTGAATTACCATTACACGGCGAAAAACCCGGCGAGTAAGATCGTGCATTTCTTTGTGGATGATTATCAATTCATCCGATACTGGAACACGCCTGACAAGTACATTCCAAAACTGACGCAGTTTGCGGCGGTGTGCGCGCCGGACTTCTCCACATACACGGATATGCCGCTGGCGATGCAGATATACAACCATTACCGCAAGCATTGGTTGGCGGCATACTGGCAAATGCACGGCATGACGGTTTATCCAACGATTTCATGGAGCGACGAGCATAGCTATGATTGGTGCTTTGACGGTGAGCCTGTCGGCGGTGTGGTGGCTGTCAGCTCGGTAGGCACACAGCAAAACAAGGAAAGCAAACGCCTGTTTCTGCGCGGCTACGAAGAAATGATGAAACGGCTATCCCCGGAATGGGTGATATTTTACGGCAAAGTGCCGGAAGAATGTGACTGGAACGTGATACGGGTAAAACCGCATTACGACGATATTGTGAAACGGAGGAAAGCGAAATGGGCGGAAGGGGCGGAAGCGGGAGCTTTGGTTTTGCATCAATAAATGCTACCCGATCGAAAATTGCCAACCTCAAAAAAGAACAGCTTTTCATTTTCTCTCCATCGGGCGATTTGCTCTATAAGGAGCAAGGAACAGCTCAACATACGGGATACGGAGATGCCGACTATAAAGGGAATATTGTTTTACACAACCACCCGGAGGGTGTTCTCCCTGTCCCGTCCCTGAAAGATATTGAAACGTGGCAAAAATCAGGAGCAAAAGCAATCATAATTGAAAGCCGGGATGCAACGTTTACATTATCAGGACCTCACAACAAGGGATTTTATGAAACACTCGCATATAATCACAACGCCGTGCGCCGCGCCGTAAGGGAAGCGGCAAGTAAGGTATCGGCCGATTATAAGGCGGGAAAGTATAAAAGCGTGCAGGAAGCCAGAGAAGCAAGCAGAAGAGCACAAACGGAAGCGACAAATAACGCATACGCCAAGTTTGCAAAGGCTGCTGGCGTTAGGTATTCCTTTAAGTGGAAGAAAAAGTCATGAAAAAGTCATGAAAAATTATCCTTTTACTCCTGAGCTACTGGATGCGCTCCCCGAAGAGCTGGCTGAGCTGTTTCGCGGCCTTGAAGATACCTTACTGGCGGAGATATGCTCCCGGCTGAAACTGCGGGATGAGTTAAACGAGGTCACGGTGCAGGACATTCGGGCGCTACGGTCCCACGGCATCGACCTAAAGGAAATTAAGAAAGCAATCCGCGAGACTTCCGGCATCAGCAAAACTAAGCTGGACAAGCTGCTGGGCGATGTGGTCGCAAGGAACCAACAGTATTACATCGATATGATTGACCTTGCGCATATCACCCAGCCTGAGACACTGGTTGACGCTGCGGAAGTGGCGGCGATCAGGACGCAGACACTTGATACATTCCACAATCTGACCGCATCCATGGGCTTCCTGGTGGACGCTGGGCGTACGATGCTACCACCTGCCAAAGCGTACCAATGGGCACTTGACAGCGCAGCGTTGCAGTTGCAAAGCGGTGCAATCAACTACAATCAGGCGATTAAAACGGCTGTGAAGGAACTTGCGGACAGTGGTCTAAAAGTGGTTGACTACGAAAGTGGCCATCGGGATCATGTCGATGTTGCCGTGCGGAGAGCTGTAATGACCGGCGTATCTCAAATCTGCGCCAAGTATACGGAGCAATCAGCAGAATATCTGGATACACCCTATTTTGAAGTTTCGGCCCATGTTGGCGCACGAGATAAGCCGGGACCGTCACCATGGTCATCGCATAAGGATTGGCAAGGCCGTGTTTACAGCGTCCGTACTGGGGACATTTACCCGAGCATTTATGACGTTTGCGGCCTGGGCGCTGTTGACGGCCTGGAAGGAGCCAACTGCCGCCACAGGCGGTACCCATGGGTTGAGGGCGTGTCCGAGCGCACCTACACGGATGAACAGCTGGAACACATCGATGATGGCCACGGCTGCACGTTTGATGGCAAGGATTACACGGCATACGAGGCAACCCAGATGCAGCGCCGTATTGAGCGGACGGTTAGAAAGCTAAAGCGCGAAAAAGCCGCCTACAAGGCCGCAGGATTGCATGAAGATGAGACTGCGGTAAACATACGGCTACGGCGGTTAAATACTAAATACAAGGCGTTTAGTGCGGAAGCTGGCCTTCCAGAGCAGCCGGAGCAAATGCGCGTCTATTTTACGGATGATGCAACGTTAAAAATGGCAAATGCCATGAAAACGCATCGGACGGAAGTGGCAGCGTCTAACGCTAAAGACGATAGCGACACTCTTGAGTTTTTCGGCGCAGACGCAAGAGATAACTTGAATTCTATTGTGAAAAGACGTACAATAAAGCTGGAAAATGGCTTTGCTTGCTTCCCGGACGGTGACCCGCTGAATGAAAACGTTAAAAGGGTAAAACCTCTTAAAACGTATTTTGACGTCGCTATGCACGGAAGCCAGACGGCAGTCGGATTTGGCACAAAAGAACTCAATATGTCACCGCGCTTACTTGCCGCAGTCATTCGGCATAGTAAGGGGTGGAACGGCCAGAAAGTTCGTTTGCTATCTTGCAGCACAGGCGCACGCATGGAAAACGATTATTGCTTTGCAGAAGAGCTGGCAAATGCACTTGGCGTTGAAGTAAAAGCCCCAGACGATGTGCTTTTTATTTCCGGTGCTGGCGTACTGAAAGTAGGAACGCATGGGGAAGGAAATATTTTGACGTTTACCCCAAATCAAAGAGGAAGGAGAAAGTGACATGGATTTCGGTTTTTTTAAAGGATTGCCATACAAGAATTCTATTGAGAATTTTGAAGACTATAAGAAATACAAAAATAGTATCCCCAAAGAAGCGATTTTAAGCCACATTTCCTCCCTCGATGCCGGGCTGACATCGCTGCCCAGTTTTGATATGTTTACTGGCGAAGAACTTCACGCAGGTATGTTTTGGGACGGTAAATTCACCTTTCCGTATGAGTTCCTGCATTACTACAAGAATTATGACATTGGCGTCCCCTATGAGTATGAAGCATATTTGAAAGAAATCGGGGTAGGCTAATGGATGATAAACTGATGCAGGCCATCGAGGCTATTATCCGGCGCGGCAATGACGCGGAGATCCGGCGCAAGGGTGACGGGTACATCGTGTTAGAGGTTAAGAAAACAATCAAATATTCAACTCCCGCGTAATTGGGCACGGGAAAGGGCAATAGGAGCCAACGACTGAGGTTTTCTCGGTGGTTGGCTCTTTTGTTGTAATACGCAGTGGGGAATGACGCTGTGGAATAAAGGAGAATAAAAAAATGGCAGACGAAATTAGGACTTTTGATGAAATACTGGCTGACCCCACCTACAAGGCGGAGTTTGACAGGCGAATCACAAAGGCGCTTTCGACTGTTCAGAGCAAGCTGGACGCGGAAGTGGAAAAAAACAAGCAGTTTTTAGCAAACGGCAACGCGGAAACGGACGCACTCAAAAAGGAGATCGAGGGCTACAAGTCCAAGATTGCCGATTATGACTACGCAGACGTTATCCGTAAAACGCTTTCTGAGAAAGGCGTGAAGTTTAGCTCTAAAGCTGCCGAGAAGGCGTATTTGGCAGACCTGAAAGCAAAGCATCTTGAGATCAAAGACGGCGCGCTTGATGGGTTTGACAAATGGCACGAGGAACAAGTCAGCGCCGATCCGTCCGCGTTTCAGGATGGCGTAAAAATTGACTGGTCCGCTGCCGTTGGCGGCGGTGAAAAGAAAACTGACACCAATGCCGCGATGAACAATCTGATTCGCGGCGCACTCAAGTAACAAAAAGGAGAATATAACATGGCAAGTATTGATCGTTCCGCACTTTCTGGCCTGATCCCGGAACCCGTAACCCGCGAGATCATGCAGGGCGCTATCGCTGAATCTGCCGTTCTGCGCATGGGCCGCAGACTGGCGAATATGTCCAGCAAGACGCAGACCATCAATGTGCTCGACGCGCTTCCCTCCGCGTATTTCGTCAACGGCGAAGCCACTGACGGCGGCGCCGGTGAGGCATTCAAGCAGACCACCAAGATGGCGTGGGACAAGAAGAAGCTGTACGCCGAGGAGATCGCTGTTATCGTCCCCATCCCCGAGGCTGCTCTCGATGATGCGGACTATGACATTTGGGGCGAGGTCAAGCCCCGCCTGACCGAGGCTTTCGGCAATGTCATTGACGGCGCTATGCTGTTTGGCAAGAATAAGCCCAGCACCTGGCGTGATGGCATTGTGCCCTCTGCTATTGCTGCGGGAAATGGTGTTCCTGTCAGCTCTGACATTTACGCCGACATCATGGACGAGGGTGGTCTGATCTCCAAGGTCGAGCTGGACGGCTTCAATCCCAACGGCGTGATGTCCGCTATTCAGATGCGCGGCAAGCTCCGTGGGCTGAAAGACACCACCGGTCAGCCTATTTTCAAGACCGATATGCAGGGCGCTACCCGCTACGGCCTCGACGGCATGGACATGTACTTCCCCATGAACGGCGCGTTCGACCCTGCGCAAGCACAGATGATCGTCGGCGATTGGAGCCAGCTCGTCTATGCCATCCGCCAGGATATGACCTTCAAGGTGTTCACCGAGGGCGTTATCCAGGACCCCGCCACGAAGGAAATCGTTTACAACCTCATGCAGAACGATATGGTTGCGCTTCGTGCCGTCATGCGTCTCGGCTGGGAGATCGCAAACCCCATCAACGCGTACAATGCAGAAAAGACAAATCCGTTCCCGTTCTCCGTTTACGGCAAGGGCGGTGCTATTTCCACCGTTGCTGTGTCCCCTGCTACCGCCACTGTAAAGAAGGGCGAAAGCAAGCTGTTTACCGCCAAGGTTGACGGTGAGGGCATCATCAACGGAGAGGTTGAATGGTCTCAGGATGGCACCAAGAGCAAAATCAGCGATGAGGGCGTTCTGACTGTCTCCGCTACCGAAACCAAGAGCAGCATCACCGTTACTGCGAAGTCCAAGCAGGACGGCACAAAGACCGGCACTGCCACTGTCACTGTTTCTGGCTGATTTGAAAGGAGCTGACCCAATTGACATACGCTGATTACACATACTACTCCGGTGTCTATATGGGCACTGTAAGCAGTGGGGAGTTTCCGCGTCTAGCTGTCCGGGCCAGCTCCTTCCTCGATTATTTCACGCAGAACCGAGCCAAGGACAACGCGGATCTGGATGCGGTAAAGATGTGCTGCTGTGCGCTGGTTGACAAGTACGCGGTTATCGAAGCCGCACAGGCGCTTGCAATGAAGAACCTTGCGACTGCTGCCGCTAATGACGCAGAAGTCAAAAGCGAGACGGTGGGCGGTTATTCCCGCACACTGGCGACCGGCGGCGAATCTGCCGTTTCTGCGCTGAACGCTACGGATGGGGCAAGAAAGCTGCTCGCAGAGACCTGCATGGAGTATCTCGCCCACACTGGCTTACTGTACCGAGGGAGGGGGTGCGGATCATGTACGCTCCCCACACTGTAACAATCTACAATCCGGTCAAAGAAACCGACAAGGAGACGTTTCAGGAAACGCAAAAGCTGTATGTGACCGTACTTCGTGGCGTGATGTTGCAAGCATCCAAAGCGGTTAACGTGCGCGAGAGCGGGCTTGAGGGAGCGGATGCGGTTGATCTTTACATCCCGTTTGGCGTGGAAGCTGTGGATGGCTTTACCGGTAAGGTAAAAACCTATGCCGGTCCGCAGCGGTTTTACGCTGCAGAGGACAAATCTGATCTGTGGACGCTTTCTGTCAAAGGCAACGGCGGGACAACGTTTTTTATCAAAGGTGAGTTTGTGACAGACAATGAAACCGTGGCGCTGGCTCAAGACAACTGCTACAACGTGACTAAGGTTGACGAAAAGGACTTTGGCAGCGTTGATATGCAGCACTGGCAGGTCGGAGGCGTGTGATATGGCGTTGAAATTCTCCGTTCAGACGGACGGCATGGACGCTGTAAAAGAGGCCATTTCCAGGGGCTGTGATCGCGCAGAACACGTTCTGGCGTTGCAGGTCGCAAAAGATACCGCTCCGTTTGTGCCTATGCTCACAGGCTCTCTTAGGACGCGTACAAAGGTAACGGGAAACACGGTTGTTTATCCAGGGCCGTATGCCAGATATCTGTACTACGGCAAACTGTACGTTGACCCGCTGACCGGAAGCGCTTATGCGCGGAAAGGAGTTACGAAGGTTCCGGCGGTGCCAGAAAAGGATTTGATTTTCCACAGAACCGGGACCTGCTCCCATTGGTTTGAAGCATCCAAGGCACAGAACATGGAGAAGTGGATGCGTGTAGCAGAAAAGGCGGTGAAGCGTGATCTCTAAAGAAAAACCTGTAATGCTGGCATCCAGCAGCGAAAAGGCAGACCTTGACCGCCTGATGCTGATTTGGGCAAACCGTTTCCCCGGTATTCCGGAGAATGTGGATCTGATCAAATACGAGTATTTCGCAGCGAAAACGGTAGGCATGGCGCTTTCCTCCGTTCAAGGGGCCGTTATCACCAAGAAGTATATCTGCGGTGGATATCAGGCGGAGTATTCGTTTGAAATCCACTACCAGATTGCGCCACCCGGCAAGAGCGACGATACGCGCTTGAAGGCGGTTGAGGTTTTAAACAAATTTGCGGACTGGGCGCAGATGCAGCGACCGGACATTGGAGAGGGCAGGCGCGCCCTCCGCGTTGAGACTTCTGCGTTTGCATCGTATCTCGGCGCGACAAGCGACCAATACGAGGACTACATGGTCCCGCTAAAACTGATTTACGAGGTGAATGTATAATGGCAGATTTAACTTTTGCGACGCCCGAAGGTCAGACCATTGACCGCGAGCTTTTGATCGCGTATCTGAATACCGGCTCTAAGGAAGCTCCCACTTGGAGCGCCATCGGTAAGCGCGTGGAGGATTCCAGCGAAGAGATGGACTGGGGTCAGGAGAGCAAACAGGACATTTTGGGCAACACCTTCACCACCATGAAGAAGCCCGTTATTTCCCAGACCTTTGATCCCATCCCTCTGGATGCCGGTGACGCTGCTGCGGTGAAGATGTGGAACCTTGCCGTCAAGGATCATGACGCGCAGGCTCTTGCCAATCAGGATATGATGATTGGACACTTCTACGCTACGTCCGGCGAGGCGAAGTTTGCCGAGCGGTATGATTCCTGCGCTATTGCTGTGACTGGCATCGGCGGTGACGGCGGCGGTACGCTCAACATCACGAGTGAGATCACCTACGGCGGCAATCGTACGCTGGGCACCATTACAAAGGATACCAGTGGCGTGACCTTTACGGCAGGGGCTTAAAAACAAAGGGGCGGGCGCAAACCCGCCCCAATTTCGGAGGCTATTATGAAAGACCTGATTTTCGATACCGGTTTAGTTACCTACAATATCAACGGCAAATGCGAATTCTCTTTTAACCCCACCGACAGCGCCTTTGTGGAAAAGCTGTTTAATGCCTTTGATATCCTCGACAAGAAGCAGGATGCGTACAAGGCAGAGGTGGAAAAGACCGCCAACAAGCGGGAAGTTTTTGAAACCGCCCGGAAGATGGACGAGGAAATGCGCGAGATCATCAATGATGTGTTTGGCTTCGACATTTGCTCCGCACTGTTCGGCGAAATGAACGTATACGCGCTGGCGGACGGACTGCCGGTGTGGGCGAACCTGATGCTTGCCATCATGGACGAGGTTGATACCACCTTTGCCCGTGAACAGAAAGCCACCAACCCCCGCGTGAGCAAGTATACGAAGAAGTACCACAAATGAGGTACGATCTGCCGACTGCCGTAGAGGTAAACGGCACTGAGTACCAGATACGCTCTGACTATCGCGATATCCTAACGATCATTGAGGCACTGTCTGACGCTGAGTTGTCGGAGGAAGAAAAGGCCGAGGCCATGCTTGACATTTTCTATTCAGACTTCGCGGAAATGCCGCAGAGCGACTACGAGGAAGCGATCAAGCAATGCGCAAAATTCATCAACTGCGGCGAAGAGCAGCGTGAGGAAAAGCGTGGGCCGAAGCTGATGGATTGGCAGCAGGACTTTCCCCTGATCGTTGCTCCAGTCAACCGCGTTCTGGGACAAGAAGTCAGATCCGTTGAGTATCTGCACTGGTGGACGTGGGTATCCGCGTATCAGGAAATCGGGGATTGCACCTTTGCCCAGGTTGTGGGAATCCGCAATAAAAAGGCAAAGGGAAAAAAGCTGGACAAAAGCGAGCAGGAGTTTTACAAGCAGAACCGGCACCTGGTTGACTTCAAGCGGCAATATACGGAACAGGACGAGGACGTTATCAGCAAGTGGATATGAAAACCGCCCTCCGGAGAGGGCGGCTGATTGGTGGCTTATTTTTCTACCAATTCTGCATCAATGCTGACTGTTTTAGGATCAAAAGTCAATTTATATGTTTTCGATTCGCAAACGTTTAGCTTAAATTTTTGACTTGAAACACATCCGCGAGCGATTGAAATTGTGTGGCACCCAAAATCGAGGCGGAGAGAAACGGGCGCGTCCAAATTATGCCCTGTTTTTTCTCCATCGATAATTAAAATCGATTTCCCTTCCATGGCTGAACGAGGGCGTTCGCGCTCCACATAAAAGTTTGGTGAGTTTGGATCGGCGGCATCTACCAAATTAGACATTTTCTCCACCAAGGATTCCGATCTCTTTTGGAATAATTCATCTGGGATTATACCGGAATCATGCAAATCTTTTAGTTTTTGCAATTCATCCAAAATTGACCCGCTTGTTTGCATATCAGCACTTTTGCTCTGGCTTGTTTGGTTGGAAATTGCAATCAACTTATCGAACAACTCTTTTTCCCTTTTCTTGTTCCCTGTTGGTGGAGTTGGCGTGCATTCAATTACAGCTGTAGTCCCATCTACATATTCGACAAAAAAGCTATAAAGAGAAAAATTTGATGTATGAAACAAAAGAGTTTCTTCCGCCTGCCTAACGCCAAGGAGCTTTGCGGACTTGATGTTGCTTTTGTTTTTGCTAAAAAGGCTCATTATATCACTCCTTAACAATTATTTTATCCAATATAACATATAAAATTGCACATTTCAAGCAATAGAAAGAGGGTGATTGCATGGCGGATGGTTCCGTTATTATCAAGGCGGATGTTGATGACAAACAAGCGCAGGCTGAATTAAACCGGCTTACTAAAAAAATAGATTCGCTCAATGAAAAAATCAGCGATAAAAAGCAAGAGCAGATGCCACTGGTTGAGCAATCAAGACAATTAGCGGCTGTTCTCGATGACGCAAAGGCGAAACTGGACTATATGAAAAGCGGCGATGCGTTTTTTACATCCAGTTCTATAAAGGAGCAGGAGCAGACAGTAGCATCATTGCAAAAAGAATGGGACGGTGTGCAAAAAAAGGTTGAGGCAATGGATACGTCCATCGCCAAAGATACCCGAAGCCTTGAACGAATGAGCACCCGGGCGGGAGAACTTTCTGCACAGCTCGCGGGAGCCAAAAGACACACTCAGGGGATGTCACCCGCAGCCCAAGAAGCGGCAAAGCAGATGGAAAAATTCACCAACCGCATCAAGGGCCTTGCTCGACGCGTTTTTGTTTTTACGCTCATCACAAAGGCACTTCGCGCATTGAAAGATTATATGTGGAGTGCCATTCAAACAAACGAAAAGGCCATGAAGGCAGTTTCAAAGTTAAAAGGTGCTTTGCTGGTTTTAGCACAGCCCATTTTGAATGTGCTTATCCCTGCGTTTACTGTTTTTGTAAATGTGCTGACGCGTATAGTCAATACAATTTCCGACCTTGTTTCAAAAATATTTGGGACAACGGCAGAAGCATCTGCGGAAGCTGCTGAGAATCTATACGAAGAAAGCAGTGCAATGGATAAAACCGGGAAAGCTGCAAAGAAAACAAGTAAATCTTTAGCATCTTTTGACGAAATCAATAAGCTTTCCGGCAGCGATGACAAGGCCAAAAATGGGCCGGATTTTACAACGGGAATAAACGATCAACTTAGCGCAATCATGGAACTATTTACCGGCGCGCTTTTACTTGCCATCGGCGCAATTTTAACGTTTTCCGGCGCTAATATTCCGGTTGGCATTACCCTGATGGCTTTAGGCGCTGCGGCGATCTGGGGTGCTGTAAAGACAGACTGGGGGGCAATCGCAAAACTGCTGCAAGGCCCAATCGGGGTTGTTACTGCGATCCTGTCGGTTGCGTTGCTTGCCATCGGTGCAATTATTTTGTTCTCCGGAGCAAACATACCATTGGGCTTGGGGTTGATGGTTGCTGGAGCAATCGGTCTTGCGTCTGTTGTTGCAGCTAATTGGGATACTGTTAAAAAGATGCTGCAAGGCCCAATCGGAGCCGTTGTTGCTCTTTTGAGTTTTGCGCTACTCGTAATCGGTGCAGTGATTCTGTTTTCTGGCGCGAACATCCCGCTTGGCCTTGCGCTAATGGCTATTGGTGCTGCTGGGATGGCAACGGTCATTGCGGCAAATTGGGATACAATTAAAGAAGCACTGCAAGGCCCTGTTGGAGCCGTTGTTGGCCTGCTTTCTGGCGCGTTGTTGGTTTTGGGTGCAATCTTGGCGTTTAGCGGTGCAAGTGTTCCGCTCGGTTTAGGGCTAATGGTTGCTGGCGCAATTGGGCTTGCGACTACGGTTGCGGCGAATTGGGATACAATTAAAACCTTGCTGCAAGGCGCTATTGGCGGCGTTGTTGCCGTGGTTAGCAGCGCACTATTGGTTATCGGCGCAGTCTTAGTATTCAGCGGAGTCGCACTTCCTCTCGGGATTGGATTACTTATTGCCGGAGCTGCCGGTCTTGCGGCAACGGTGATTGCAAACTGGGATACAATAACAAATCTGCTGGGTGGCCCCATCGGAGCAATCACGGCTATGATAAGCGGCGCTTTGCTTGTCTTGGGCGTAATCCTTGTGTTTACCGGAGTTGGTATCCCTCTTGGTTTGGGAATGATCGTAACCGGAGCGGCTGGACTTGGCTCTGTGGTGGCACTCAACTGGGACTATCTGAAAGAAAAATTAAGCGAAACGTGGGAAAGTATCAAATCTTGGTGGCAATCAAGTGTTGCAAAGTATTTCACCGTTGAATATTGGCAAGACCTTGGCAAAAACATTATTGATGGGTTGCTCAATGGTTTGAAGTCAGCGTTTGAAAGCGTGAAATCTTGGGCTTCTAATGCAATGGGGAGCATCAAAAATGCATTTACAGGCGGCGGTAACGTCCGCACACCTGCCATCAATTCCGCATCCGTTCCCCGTTTGGCGACCGGCGCAGTGATTCCCCCGAACCGTGAGTTTTTGGCGGTGCTGGGTGACCAGAAGCAGGGGAACAACATTGAAGCCCCTGAATCTGCTATCGAGGCAGCGGTGGCCCGTGGCATGGCTCAGTATGGTGGAGGCAATCAGACGGCAATCCTTAAAATCGGCGAACAGGAATTGGGCCGCATTATCTTCAAGCTGAACAAGGACCAGACGCAGCGCGTCGGCATTAAAGTGACCTAAAGGCGGTGTATATGAATTACATCAAAATTAACGGGACATCGTTTGATGTGAATGTAGCGATTTCCAAGTACAATGAAAATTTCAACGTTCTCGATGGGGAGAACGCTGGGAGATCGAAAGACACAGGCCGGATGATCCGTGATGTTCTGGGGACGTACATTGGGCATAAGGTGACCGTTTTCCGCAGAGGGGACGATTACAGAAGCTACGATGCGTTCTGGAATTATCTCAAAGCCCATTCCATTGACGATTCCGTTTTGCTTGAAGCTGCGGACGGCAACACAACTATTTCCTATCGCGCATACTACACCAGCGCGTCACACGATATCGAAAAGGTCGAAAACGGGATCAATTATTGGGGAGAAATTGAAATCCATTTCATCCCCATCGCACCGCAAATCACGCGGTAAGGAGGGCTTATGGATTATGTAATGATCGGCCCTTATCAATTTGACCGGGATGCGTCTAAGGACGATATGCGGCTGGACTACTGCTCATCGTTTCAAGAAGTGGCATTGGATGAAAGCAGCCTTTCGTTCGATACGGTCAGCGTAGAGGTTTGCACTACAACAATAGGCACACAGCTTTCTGCACTCCCGAATAACACACCAATCATTGTTTACAGAGGCGGCGAAATCAAAGCAAGATTTGTAAGCAGCGGCGTTTCCCGTATCGGGCCTGTCACTTATCAACTTACAGGGCGGTCCCCTATGGGCGCGCTTACCGGAATGGTGCATACTGGCGGCATTTACACAGGCCAGACCGTGGAAGAGGTTGTAAAAGAAATCTGCGGCAACATCCCTTCGCTGATAAAAAGTGTATATGCCGGAGTTAAACTTTACGGCTGGCTTCCTTATGCGGATGGGAAAGAACGCTCTGCACGAGACAACCTCGCACAAGTTCTTTTTGCCATTGGGGCTTATCTCCGCACAGACCTGAACGGTGTTTTGAGGATTGAACCCTTGTGGGACGGTACGGCATCGTTGATTAATGTCGACCGTTCTTACACCGGAGGAACCGTGAAATACGATTCTCCCATCTCCGCCGTGACGGTGACAGAGCACCAGTATGTAGCGGGGACGGAAACAAAGGAGTTATTTTCCGGCACGGCTCAGAATGGAGATATCATCACATTCTCCGAGCCGATGCACTCCCTTTCCGCAACGGGCTTTACCATTTTTGAAAGTGGCGCGAACTACGCCAAGATTTCCGCTGGCACTGGCGCACTGACCGGCAAGGCGTATATCCACAACACCCGCTTAATCACGCAGCCTGTGACGGCTGGCGCTGTGGAAAACATCAAATCAGTTACAGATGCCACACTGGTATCTCTGGTGAATTCCTACGCCGTGGCGAAGCGCCTTGCGGACTATTACCGATGCCGCGAAACTATCACCAATGACATTGTAAGCGGACATGAGAAACCGGGCCATGTTGTGAGCGTATATCATCCGTATGAAAAGAAAATGGTTTCTGCGTGTATCCAGTCCCTCGACACCACCATGAGTGCGACGCTGAAAAGCAGCATGGAGGCGCTGGTGGGCTTCACCCCGGCGCAGCCGGAAACGGCGGAGTATCTGGACGAGCGAATAGTCCTCACCGGCTCCGGCGAGTTCCAGATCCCGGAAGGCACCACAACGATCCACTATGTGATGATCTCCGCCGGACAGGGCGGGCGCTGCGGCGAAAAGGGCGAAGATACCCAATCGGGGCCTAAGTTCTCGTGGACAAACCCGGTTTTTGAGGATCGGGTAGACGGCTACGCGTTGGCGCTGGGTGGCAAGGGCGGTCCGGGCGGCAAGGGCGGCATGGGCGGCAGGATCGTCGAGGGCGATCTCGACGTGTCCCAGCTGAAAAGCCTTGCCTATGATTGTGGAAAAAGCGGCAAGGGCGCCGAATTCAGCCCGGACGATCTCCCCGGCACGGACGGCACGGATACGGTGTTCCACGGCATGACTACGGCGGGCGCGTCTGCCCCCGATTGGGGCTTCACGGACCCTATCACCGGGGAGCAATTCGGTGGCGTCGGCGAGGACGGTCTCCCTGGCGGAGACGGCGCCGGACGTGATCCGTCTGTGAGTGAGTACACAGATGATAGCGTCCAGAAATACGTCGATGGCACGATTGCTTATGACGAGGACGGGAACGCATTCACCCCCGGCCCTGTGGCTGGCAGCGAGGGGAAAGTCAGTATGACCAGAATCACATCAACAGGCACTCCGCGCAGTTACGGCTGGTACAGCTCCGGTCTGGGCGGCGGCCCGGCGGCGGGAGCCAACGGCAAAGCCGGATCCTCCGGACGCGGCCTGCCGGGCGAGACAACCGTTATTGTGACCGGCGGTTCCGGTGCGGACGGCATGACGGCCACGCTCACCCCTTCCAAGCCGAGGCGGTACGGCAGGGGCGGACGTGGCGGCTACGGAGGCGGCGGCGCCGGCTCCGGCGGAATTGCCGTGAAGAACGGAAACGGCACCATTACCCCCGGCACACCCGGATCCGGCGGTTTAGGCGGCCCGGGCGGCCCAAGCGCGGACGGCTGTATCATTTTGTACTATCGCAAATTCGGGCAAGCAAAAGCAGGGCCGCTGGTCCAGCGTGGCGGCGGACTGTTTTTTGACCGCTTGAACAAACTTTTTATCGTGTGAGGTGATTCCATGACGCTTGAACAGAGAGTCGCAGTTTTGGAGGAAATTTTCTCCAAGATCCAAGATTATTACACATCCGCTTACTCCGGCGAGGAGATTGACGCGCGGCTGGCCTCCGCCGGTGTGCCGGTGGGCATCACCAAGGAGTACAAGAGCGTGGCCGAGATGAACCAGGACTTCACCGGTGCGGACGTCCAGCGCGGCCAGTTCGTCCTGATCCTCCCGGACAGTACGGCCTCCGCAGACTACGGCAAGGTGTACCTCAAAGGCACGGCCAAGTGGGTGCCTGCCTTTACGCTGACCACGCTCACGTCCATCAAAGGTCCCATTGGCCCTCCCGGCAAAAAGGGCGACAAGGGTGATCCCGGCGAGGCTGGTTCCAGCTTCGCCATTCTTGGCTACTTTGACACGCTGGCCGACCTCAAGGCAGCCGTCCCCCATCCCAAGGCCGGTGCCGTGTACGGCGTGGGCACTGCGCCTCCGTACAACATCTACATCTGGGATTCCGTCCACGGCAAGTGGGTACCCAACGGCAACCTGCAAGGCCCGCAGGGCAAGCAGGGCATCCAAGGCCCCGAAGGAAAGCAGGGGCCGGAGGGGAAGCAAGGCCCGGAAGGCCCCGTGGGCGGCGACAGCAACTTCGTCCGCTACGACGCGCCCCAGAACCTCACAGACGAGCAGAAGGCGCAGGCCCGGACGAACATCGGCGCGGACACCGTACAGGGTGCGGTGCTCTACACGCCGCAGACGCTCAGCGATGCGCAGAAGGCGCAGGCGCGGAAAAATATCAACTCCGCCCCCGGCGGGTTTGGGTGG